TGTGAAGGCGGGCCATGTGGCCGGATGAACTGCATGGGGCGGGGACCCGCAAGGGCAAGCGACAGGCCCGGCGCAAGCAGGCGGATTGGGGCTTTGGGCGTTGGCTACGACATCTATTGAGCGGATCGTAAAAGCATCGTCAATCAGAGAGGAGCAAATCATGGACGTGCTACGAGTGGCGGCGGGGTCGAATGCGCGGTCCCTGGCGGGGTGCATCGCAGGGGTCGTGCGGGAGAATGGACGCGCAGAATTGCAGGCGATTGGGGCGGCAGCGGTGAATCAGGCTATCAAGGCAGTGGCGATCGCGCGGGAGTTTCTCGTGCATGACGGGCTGGATATCGTGCTCATCCCCAGTTTTACGCAGCTGATGATCGGGGACCAGGAAAAGAGCGCGCTCCGACTTGTCGTGAAGGCCAGGCCGTGGCGGTCATAGGGGCGGATGCTGACATCCTCTCCCTGCTTTAGCGGGGAGAGGATGTCAGCATCATCAACGCGCACCTTGGGAGTGTAGCCTAACGGGAGGGCATCGCTCTTGCAAAGCGAACATGGGGGTTCGATTCCCCCCACTTCCACTCCGTCGTGTATCGCAACAGAAGGGAGATTCTAGCAAGACAAGAGGGGGGCATATGCGATACGAGTACAAGCTGCTAACTGCCAAGTTGACAGACGCGGAAGCAGCGGTAAATGAGCTATCCGCCCAAGGATGGGAATTGATAGAGAGTCATCAAATGATATACCGGGTTGATGACGACTTGGTAGCCTTGTTATGGTTCAAGAGGTTAACGGGGGATGGTTCGGACATAGGGGAATGGTTTGTGCGGGCTATGCGCGGTGGGCAGGGGGCATAGTGGACGCCAATAACGAGCCGACGGCAAAGGTGCGGATTACGCGCGGGGCAGACGGCAGCCTGACCTTTACATGGTTGGGCGGAGCTGGAGCGGAACGGTGTTGTGGATAACAACGAGGTATAGGCCATGAGTCAATCTGCTACACGCGCGGCGCGACTGGTGTACATCCGCGACCTGCTGTACCAACAGCCACGCTCGGTCATGGAACTGGCGAGGTTGTGCGAGGTCAGCATCGACACCATCTATCGCGATCTGATCGATATCCAACTGGAGCCGCTCTCGGTGCCGCTGATCGTCGAGGCGGGCCGTTGGCGCGTGCTGGACAGGGATACCCTGAGCAAAGATTGAGATTGGCAGCTCTCGCGACGGCTGCAAGGTAGACTCGATTATAGGATCGAATCTTTTTATTTGTTGAGGAGCTATGTCCGAACTCAAGAGCATCGCTGATTTGAAGTCAGACCCGCACAACCGGCGCAAGCACAACCCGCGTAATATCGGCATGATCCGCCAGGCGTTGGGCGAGGTCGGCGCGGCGCGCTCTATCGTGATTGATGAGCGAGGTGTCGTGCTGGCTGGTAATGGCGTGTTGGAAGCAGCGGCAGACGCGGGCATTGAGCGCGTGCAGGTAGTAGACGCCGACGGCGAAACCATCATCGCGGTGCGCCGCACAGGGCTGAGCGAAGAGCAAAAACGCAAGCTGGCTCTGTATGACAATCGCACGGCGGAACTCGCTACCTGGGATGGGGAACAGCTCGCCGCTGACTTGGAGGCGGGGCTGTCGTTCGATGGGCTATTCAGCAACGATGAGCTGCAAGCCATCATGGAACATGCGGCAGATGAACAACTCGCCGACGAGCGTCGGGCGAAAGATATGCTGGGCACGCTGAGCGTTGATGGATACGACTTGGAGATCAACGCAGCCAAGCTCGGCTATCGCCTGGAGGCTGTCTGCCGCTGCCCGCGACGGGAGCGGGCGTTAGAGTTGTTCGCCGGGCGGGGACAACTCAGCTACTGGTACGGGCGGCTGTTTGATGAGGTGGTGCGCATTGACAATGACCCGCGTGTAGAGCCGGATATCATCGCTAAGGCCGAGCAATGGTTGGTGAGCGATTTTGATCCGGGTGCGCCGTTCGATCTGGTGGACTTTGATGATGAGGGCTGTCCCAGCGAGGCGATTCAGAAGTTCTTTCATCGCATCCGCGATGTCCGTTGGCCGCCATTCGTGCTGTGCCTGACGGACGGGTTCGGCCTGAACCTCAAGGCGCGCGGAAGGGCGAATCTACAAAAGAGCTACCGCTTCGGGGAAGCCGGCACACGGAAGGTCAATAGTACCGATTTGTATGAGGCCTTCCCTGCGCTGGTAGAGCATCACTTGCAGATCGTGGCAGAGGAGGCGGGCTACCTGGCCGAGCGTATCAGCCTGACGCGCGGCACACGCGGCAACGTTGTCTACGCCTGCTACACGGTCACGCCAGCAACCGCAACTGCTGGCTCTGAGGAGCAACCCGATGCGACGGCCACTCATTGATGCGCGGCTCCCACACCAGGTTGTCCTTGAACCATACCGCCGTGCCCGCTGCCCGCGCGCATTCGATCAGGCCCGTCACCCACTCTGCGCGCGGTTGGTGCCCATTGCGGCCCGTCTGCGCGCCGATGATGAGCCAGTCCAGCGCGCTCAGGTCGCCTGTGATCGGCCCGAGCAGCGGCTCGGCAGACACGAACCTGACCGGCGCATCGCACAGCGACAGGCAGAACAAGGCGTTGTCCATCATCGCCTGGTTGTTCGCCGTGGCTCCTACCCAACAGTTGGCGGGCCACGGATTGAACTTGACCAGGTTGTGCGGGGCCTTGGTCAGAAACTGGAAAGTGTGCTGCGGGCAACGACGCACCACATCGAGCACCGCGCGCACCCACTCGCCGGGCACCCAGTTGCCGAACAGGTCGGCGTTTGAGCCGACGAACACTTTGGTGGGCTGCTTGCGGCGCAGCGGCTCGCCGAGCTTGTCGGGATGAAACGCGGGGTCGAAACTGCGCCCGAATCGCTCGGCAAACGCGCGCGCGTAGCAGTACGGGCAGCCGTGCTTGCAACCCGTGACGGGGTTCCAGGTGGCTTCCGTCCAGTTTATTCCGTTCTCTCCTTGGATGTTCATCGCGACTCCTTTTCGCGTGCTTTGCTATCTTATATGCTTATTATAACAAGTATCGTCTTTGTTGTCAATGGGAATGCGAGTTTGACGAATGGGTAAGTCGCCAACGGCAGCAGAACTGATCGCGGCAATTCCTGGCACGGGCGGGATCATATCTGCCATCGCGCGCAGGGTGGGCTGTTCCTGGCACACGGCGAAGAAATATATCCAAGAGATGCCGACGGTAAAGGCGGTCTATGAGGATGAGTGCGAGAGCGTGCTCGACTTGGCCGAAGTGAAGCTGATCGAGGCCGTCAAGGGCGGCGACCTGGCAGCGGTCAAGTACATGCTGAGCACGAAAGGCAAAGGCCGTGGGTATACGGAGCGACAGGAAGTAGTGAGCAAGAACGAGACACTAGAGGTCGTGACCAGGGTGGTGCGCCATGCGGCTGACGATTGACGTACACGAGGCGCAGCAGCGGTTCTTGGATAGCTCGGCGCTGTATCGGGGGTTTGTGGGCGGGCGCGGCACAGGCAAGTCGTTTGTCGGCGCGCTGGACATGCTGCTGCGCGCCATGTCCAAGGGCAAGCGCCTGTATGCCGTCTATGCGCCCACGTATCCCATGCTGCATGACGCGTCGTGGCGCTCGCTGCTCGATGTAGGGGCGCGGCTGCGCTGCATCCGGCAGGTGAACCGCTCGGATATGCGCCTGACCCTGGGGAACGATGCGGAGATTATCTGTCGGTCCCTGGATGACCCAGAACGAGCGCGCGGCCCGAACTTATCCGGGGCATGGCTAGACGAGGCCAGCCTGATTAAGGCAGAGGCGTATCCGATCATCATCGCGTGTCTGCGTGAGGAGGGCGAGCAGGGCTGGCTTTCGGCCACCTTCACGCCCAAAGGCCGGGCGCACTGGACCTTCGAGGTGTTCGGCCAGGAGAGGCCCCACACGGAGCTATTCCACGCCCGCACGGCGGATAACCCCTTCTTACCACCCGGATTCGAGGACACCCTGCGCGCCCAATATCCGACCCATTTCGCGCAACAGGAGCTAGAGGGCAGGTTCATTGACCCGCCGGGAGCGGTGTTCCGGCGGGAGTGGTTCCGGGTGGTAGATGCTGCACCCGATGGACTGCGCTGGGTGCGCTACTGGGATTTGGCCGTCAGCACCAAGACCTCGGCGGACTATACCGCGTCTGTTGCGGTCGCCCTGGCCGCCGACGGCACGGTGTACCTGCGTGACATGGTACGCGGTCGCTGGGAGTGGCCCGACCAGGAGCGCATTCTGACCACTATGATGTTAGCGGAGCCGACGGTAGAACATGGGATCGAGAAGGCGCTGCATGGGATTGCCGCCGTCCAGGCGCTGGCTCGCCGTCGCGAGCTGGCACATGTCGTCGTGCGTGGCATCAGTGTAGACAAAGACAAGCTCACGCGGGCGCTACCTCTGGCGGCGCGGGCGGAGCAGGGGAAGGTGGCGCTGGTGCGCGGGGAATGGGTCGCCGCCTTCCTGGATGAGATCTCCGCGTTCACCGGAGACGGCACCACACACGATGATCAGATAGACAGCGCGTCGGGCGGCCTGGCAATGTTGGCAACTCCGCACGGTGTCGAGTATGCCCCATCCATTTGGTAGGAGTAGACGTGAATATACTTGCATCGCTATGGAATAAATCAGAGAACGCGGTAGAGCGCCAAATTGCAGAAGCGCTGTCGATGGAAGAAATTGCGCGGCTGCGCCAGTTCAAAGCCGCCTGGGAGCGGTACTACGGCCGCTTCCCCAAGCCGCTCAAGGTGCGGTCCGGGCAGCCCGATGACAACGTGATCGTCAACATGGCGCGTGTGATCGTGGATAAGGGCGTGGCGTTCCTGTTCGGCCAGGACGTGACCTTTGAGATCGACGAGACGACCACGACGCCGGCGGAAGAGTGGCTAGCTAGCTGTTGGCAGGCCAACCAGCAGATGACCTTCCTCCAAAAGCTGGCCCTCAACGGCGGCGTGTGTGGGCACGTGTTCGTCAAGATCGTGGCGGGATCGCCCTATCCGCGGTTGATTCTGTTGGACCCGGCGACCGTGCTGCCCATCTGGGACCCGCATGACATCGAGCGCGTGCTGCGTTACCGCATACAGTACCCGGCCACAGACCCCAACACTGGCAAACCGCTCACGATCCGGCAGTGGATCGAACTGGATGGCGCAATCTGGCGGATCACCGACCAGGTCAGCCGCGCTGGCGGCGCGTGGCAGACAACAGCCGAGACGGTTTGGCCGCACCCCTGGCCGCCGATTGTGGACTGCCAGAACCTGCCCAACCCGAACGAATACTGGGGGCTGCCCGATCTGACCGAAGATATTTTGCAGCTCAACGAGGGCATCAATTTTGTGCTCTCCAACCTGGCGCGGATCATTCGCTTTCACGCGCACCCGAAAACCTGGGGGCGTGGGTTCCTGGCAGACCAACTCAAGGTAGCCGTGGACGAAACCATCGTGCTGCCATCGCCCGACGCCGAGCTGCACAACCTGGAGATGGAGAGCGACCTGTCGTCGAGCATCGCGTTCTATGAGCGCCTGCGAGAAGCGCTGCACGAGATCAGCCGCATTCCCGAGGTGGCAACGGGTAAGCTTGACCGCACAGGCCAGCTTTCCGGCGTGGCGCTGGCTATCCTCTATCAGCCGCTACTGGAAAAGACCGAGAGCAAGCGGCGCACGTATGGCGATATGCTGGTGGAGTTGAACCGCCGGCTGCTGGCGCTGGGCGGATACGGTGAGGAGAACCATACCGTGATCCACTGGCCCGAACTCTTGCCACGGGACATGCTGCAAGAGCGTCAGGCGGCATTGTTGGATGAGCAACTGGGCGTCAGCCGTGACACGATCCTCACGCGGCTGGGCTATGACGCCGAGTTGGAAGCCCAAAAGCGCGAGCTGGAGAACGATGAGGACACGGCAGCCCGCGCCCGTCGTTATAACCGAGGCGGATGATGCCTGAGCCGGACATCTATGCAGTCGCCGACCGCTTCAAGCGCGCGCTGCGAAAACGAGAGGACACTGCCGTCCGGGAGGTGCTGCGCTACTATCGGGATGCCGAGGCGCGTATTCGCGAGGGGCTGGACTCGCTACTCGGCGAGATCGAGCGTTGGCAGCGCGATCATCCGGACGATGAGGTGCCGGCATGGTGGCTGTTTGAGCAAAACCGGCTGGAACGCCTGCGGGAGCAGATCGAGGCGGAACTAGAGCGTTTTGCCCGCCAGGCCAGCGACCGCTTGCAGGCCGAACAGCGGCGTCTCATCGAGCAGGCAGTGTCCGACGCTGAGGCGCTGGTTCGCGCCGGATTGGGCAATCTACCGCCAGGGGTGACGGCGACGTGGGCGCGGCTACCGAGAGAGACCATCGAGCAGCTTATCGGCACACTGCAGGACGGCTCGCCACTGCGGGAGCTACTAGATGCTCTCGGGCCGGCGGCCAGCGAGCAAATACGGCGGGAGTTGGTGAGCGGCATCGCACTAGGGCAGAATCCACGGGTTATTGCGCGGCGTGTGCGGGACGCGCTCAACGGCAATCGTGTGCGGGCGGAACTGATCGCGCGCACCGAGATGTTGCGGGCATACCGCGAGGCGAGCAGGGCGAGTTATCTCGCGAATCGGGACGTGTTGAGCGGCTGGGTATGGCACTCGGCGCTTGACGAGCGCACCTGCGTGATGTGTTGGGCGATGCACGGCACAGAGCACACGCTGGAAGAGCGCCTCGACGACCACCCGCGGGGGCGCTGCGCGATGGTGCCGATAACAAAAACCTGGGAGGAATTGGGCTTTGAGGGCGTGCCAGAGACCCGTGCCGAGATCGAATCCGGGGAGGCTCGTTTCGCGAGGCTGAGCGCGGAACAGCAGCGGGCAATCCTGGGTAATGCCGCATTCGAGGCATACAAAGCTGGCGCGGTGACACTTTCGGACTTTGTGGGACAGAAAAGTGACCCGCGTTGGGGCACGACCCGGTACGCACGGAGCCTGACGGAGATCCTGGGGGCTGACGAGGCGAAGCGCTGGCGCACCAGCCCACAGCCGCCGCCGGATAGCATACGCCGCTAACGTGCAGGGACGGCCAATTGAATAATTGAGACGCTGAGAGAGGCGTCTGTCTGAGGGAACCCTTTGGCAGACGCCTTTTTTGTTTCCCTGGATTGGCAACTTCCGCAACCCCTGCAACCTATACTGAGGGCAGAACGCAGACTATGACGCGACGCCGGCGGTAACAGGCGGGAGGTTGACATGTTTCGTAGAATGTGGCTGAGAGTGTTTTGGCGGCCTGATGGCGGCGGCGATGGGGGGAATAGTGACCCGACCCCAGGGGGTGATCCGCCAAAGACGTTCACGCAGGAACAACTCGACGCGATTATCGCGGACCGGTTGCAGCGGGAACGGGGCAAGTATGCGGACTATGAGGACTTGAAGAAGGCCAAAGACGAACTGGACGCGCTCAAGGCGGGGCAGCTCAGTGAGGCGGAAAAGCTGAACAAGCGCGCTGCTGAGGCTGAGGCTAAAGCACAGGCAGCAGAGGCGCGGCTCAGGGAGACAGTGACGCGGCTAGAGGTCGAGCGGCAGGCCAGGAAGCTTGGCATAGTCGATGAGGACGCGGCTTACCGGCTACTCAATACGTCGGCTATCACGCTCGATGACGATGGCAAGCCCAGCAACATCGAGGCGCTGCTCAAAGACCTGGTGAAGGCGAAGCCGTATCTGGTGCAAGCGGCGAGCAGTTCACCTACCAACCCGGCCCGAACGGGAGCCGGGGCGAGTGATGCATTTACCGCCGCTCTCTATCGGGGAGCGGGTCTGAAAAAGAAGGAGTAACACGAGATGGGGAATGACATCGATCTCGTCAGCAGATTTCTGGAGATCATCGACGCGGTCTACAAAGAGGAATCCCTGACCGCGCGCCTGGACGCCATGACGCAGGACGTGCCCTTTGCGGGCGCTAATGAGGTTAAGGTGCTGAAGCTTAGCACTGTCGGCCTGGGGAACTATGACCGGTCGTCGGGCTACAAGGCCGGCGACATCACGGCCAAGTGGGAGACGATGCAGCTCACGTGCGAGCGTGGGCGGGCGTTCAGTCTCGACCGCATGGACAACGAGGAAACGCTCGGGTTGGTACTCGGCAATCTGATTCGCGAGTGGATGCGGGTGCACGTGGCGCCGGAGTTGGACGCCTATCGGTTCGCCGCCTACGCCACGGGCGCGGGCAACTACATCGGTACGGCTGCGGCCATTGCGAACGGTTCAAATCTCCTGACAGCCATCGATAACGCTCAGATGGCCCTGGATGAGGACGAGGTGCCGCAAGAGGGGCGGATCCTCTACATCTCCACAAGCCTCTACCACATGTTGAAGGGGGCAATCACCCGTACGCTGGCGACCGAGACGGGCGTCGAGCGGCGCATCTTTACCCTCGACAACATGACCGTGGTGCCGGTGCCGCAGTCGCGCTTTTACACCAGCATCACGCTGAACGCGGGGGCGACCTCGAACGCGGGCGGCTTTTCCAAGGGCGCCAGCGCGCACGACATCAACTTCCTCCTGTTGCACCCGAGCGCGGTGCTCCAGCCGGTGAAGTTGAACCAGGTGAAATACTTCTCGCCGGATGTGAACCAGATTTCGGACGGTCACCTCTGGCAATACCGGCTGTATCACGACGCGTTCGTGTACGACAACCGCGCCAACGGCATCTACCGGCACGACAAGAACAGCTAGCAGCAGGGGCGGCGTTACCGCCCCTCGTTAGATAGGGAGGCTACTATGGGCCAACTCAAACAGATCACCGTCAATGGGATGCTGGCGGACATCAACGACAACTTCGAGGCGCTTTCGACGGTCGGGTCGTTCGCGGGCCTGCACCAGCGGCGCACGGCGGTCGCGGTCTTTGACGCCGAGGGCGAGGACAACCCCAACCAGACGGTTGCCGCGCACGCGCTGGACGTCAAGCTGCCGGCCAACGCCATCATCTGCGGCGGCGTGGTGGATGTGGTCAAGACGTTCACCAGCGAGAACGACACCGCCACCATCGCCATCTCTGTGGCCCAGGCCAACGACATCGTGGCGGCCAAGGCGATTAACGCCACCGGCGACGTTTGGGACGCGGGGCTGCACGCGATCATCCCCAAGGCGAACACGCCGGAGAGTACCGGCATCAAGCTGACCGCCGAGAAGGCCATCACCGTTACCGTAGGCGTTGAGGCGCTGACGGCAGGCAAGGCCGTGATCTACCTGGACTACTACGAGGGCATTGCCACAGAGACGGAGGGATAGCACCATGACCGTAATCGCCGGTTCTGACTGGTTGGCGAAGCTGCCGGCCCACGGGCGGCACGTGGTGACGGCCACGGAGGCGAGCGCCAACCAGGTCGTGATCGACACGGCCATGCCCGAGGCGACCGGTTTCCTGGTGCAGGTATGGGCAAACGGGGTAGACGTAA